CTTAAAATGCGACTTTCGCGTTCGAGCAAGCGGATGCACACAGTTAAAGGACACCATACAGGCTCTAATATTTTCTTTGAAACCCTTTTTTTATTTATTTTTTTAGATATTGGTTTTTATATTCGAGAGATTATTATATATAAAATTATTTATATAATAAACAAAGATGCCCTATTGGACTAAAGAAAAGCCCTGTGAAACAAAACCCCCACCAGTAGAAAGGGTGTATAGTCGCGATTACTACAAATATAATAGGGATAAGATTTTACTTAAATACAAATTGGCTAAACAGACCCTTATTGTAGATGAAGTAAAAAAATGGAAAGAACAAAAACTAAATGATCCTAATGCTTTCAACCCTTTTAGAGAGATTTAACCATAAATCAGTTCTCTTTGTAACATCTCCTCAGCATTCTGTAAGAATAGCTCTGTGTCTTCTGTTTGCTTCTTATAACGTGGTTCTACTTTTCCTAATTTTTTATAAGCATTTGTTAAAAATTGTGTATTTGCTAATCCTACTAATCTATTAGTAGTAACTAACCCTTTAGGTATATCTCTCTTCCTTACAACAGGCTCTGTTTTATTCATTGTTCTATAAGCTTTTTTAATAAAATCATCATTCGTTTTTACATTTTGTTGATGTTTCTTTCTCTCTATGTTGAATGTAGAAGCTGGATTTTCTGCTTTTAACATTTCTTCTAATTTTGCTTTATTAAATCCAGTTACTCGTTTTACTCCTAATGCTTTCAATTTTTCTTGCAAGTCCTTTTTTGTAGTTTTAGTTTCTTTAGAACACATTTATATATATTAGTTTTTATTTTTTATTTTTAGTTTTTTATTTATAGGTTTTTCAGCAAGTTTTGGTGTATCGCCTTTTGTTGGTGCTGGTGTAAATGGTTTTGGTTTAGGGTATTCTTTTTCTTTTTCTTTTTTAGGAGGCATTGTGTTATATATATAAAATATATTTTTTATATATATATAATTTTATGAGTTCCAAATATCCAACTACATCTAAAGAGTATCATAAAGAGTACTATAAAAAATATAAAGATATGCTTAAGTATAAGAGAGATTTAAACAAAACATGTAAAGTAAGCGAAGACGTTATTAGTTGGAAAGTGATGATGGAAAATAACCCAAACTGTTTTTATCCTTTTGCTAAACCGTTGGATATGTCAGCAACGTCCATTAACTCAACATCTTCTTGATTTTTAGAAGCCATAAAATACTCATAAGCCTCTACGGTCGCCATAGCCATTCTAGTTTGTGCTAAAATAATGAGAGATTCTAATTCAGCTCGTTTTGACCTTGCTGGAATATCCAATTTAAAGAACTTGCAAACAACCTTCAGCTCCCGTACATTTAAATAACTATAATCAATTCTCTCATCTTCCATTTTATAAAAGTAAATTATTATTTATTTAGTTATTTAACTAATAGGGGTTTGGGGGATGCATCCCCCTACTAATTCCTACATATAGGACATCTGTTTATTCTATGAAGACAAAACGAATGACTATGATGACCACATGAAAGCAAACAAAAACAATGCTTACAATCTATTCTCTCTAAGCATATTGGACATTCTAATTCTGTTTTATTCTTTAAATGTGATTCATAAACAAAATCTCGAAGATAACTTTTACAAATAACATTTAATTGGTCTGTTATTTTAGGGGGCATCTTTATTATATAAAAGTATATTAAATGATTAAAATTAAAATTAAAAAAATTGAATTATAATAAATAATAAAATAAATTAAAAATAAAATATATTTATTATATATAAATGACTGAACTAGACAATTTTAAAACAACCATTATTGCTAAAAGTAAAGTTACACAAGGAGTCTATATTAGTAATTATAAAAAGTTGAGAGAATTATTACAAGATGAGGATATTGCTTCGTGTAGTCAAAACAGAGTTATTGATGTTGTAAAAGATGTAGACAATAGGAACTCGCAACAAGCATTAATAAATATTGCTTATATAATTCGAAAAAAAGAAGGGTTAGCAATTCAAGAACTTGAAACATATAGAAAGAAAAATCAAGAATTATTAAAGGCTAAGATATATGAAACAAATACTAAACTTATTGAGAAACTTCCTTCTTACAGTGCTCTTGTGGACTATACTAATGGCTTGCTTAAAGCCAAAAAATATATACAATATGTTATTAATTATTTATTGGTATATTATCAAGTAAGAAATGCTGATTTGGTTTTTGATTTTGTGTTGCTTAAAAAAGACACGAAAGATGATACCAAAAATTACTTGTGGTTAAATGCGAAAACTAAAACAGTCCATTATATTAGGAATGTTTATAAAACAGCAAAAATAGTAAAGCCTGATGGAACTACAACCGGCTATGGGCAAAAGATTATTAAGATTACTGATCCTGTATTTCTTCGTGTAATAAGGATTTTAGCTAAAGAACAAAGGAAAGAAAACAAGCCTATTGTGTTCTTACCAAATAGCGATAATTATCACATTAAAAAAGTTACTTATGAAGGTTTAGGTGAAACTATGTATTTTAAGATTGTTGTGGCTCACTTTAGAAGTGACCCAAATATGCTAAAGCAAATAAGCTATAATAGAGGTACAGACATTAACACTATATTAGAAAGTTATGATTTAGAAAGCGAACCGATTAACAAAAATTAATAACTATAAATTTCATCATTATAACATTCATAACATAAAGCCCATTTTTGTTGATTTTCAGTTTTTTTTGGTTTATCACATTCTTCACATTTAGTATAAACTTTTTTTGATTTTGTCATATTTTTTTTAATCTCATCTTGTTTATATTTATTTACACATTTTTGATTACAAAAATTAGGACGGTCATCTGATCGTTTAGCAACTATTTCTCCACAATATTTACACTCTTCTTTCCAAAACGTAGTCACATCATCAGCACCAGCAAATAACTTATTAAAACAGTCTTTACCAACAATAAAGTTAAGCTTTGTTAATTTATGAGTTACAATACCATATGTTATTCCATGTTCTTCAAACTGACTACAACAACATCTAGTAATAATATGCCGTTGTGTTTTTCCATTAGTTGTAAAATGTTGTTTTATAGTTTTTGTGCCAGTTAAATCAATACCTATAAAATGAGTAAAACAGGCTCTTAAACATTGTTCTTTTACAACTTGACATTCTCCTGAACTATCTTCATTACGATAAACGGTATTGTTTTTTATATGATAATTCACTTCAAAATAGCTAGGAATAAATTTGTATTCAGCCATCTTATATATATATATAAATAATAAACTTTATATTAAATCAATTTTATTATTTATTTAATTAAAATTGATTTAGAAAAATAATAATAATAGTATATATAAAAGAATGTCTGTCTTAATAGAAACTATAAAATTAGAAAGAGCACAATACTTATTAGAAACTTACACATTTGAAAATTATATGACGATTTATGAAGGTAAAAAATGTGAAGCAAAAAAGGAATATGATAAAATTATTAAGTATTTAAGTTTTAAAGTAAAAAAACCAAATGAATGGACTCCTTATAATTATGCTAAAGGACGCGTTAATGGTCGTTTATATGGATTTAATAGTATTCAACGTGTTACAAAAGACATCAGAGGGTTTTTAACAGAAGGCATTACAACTGATATTGATATGGCTAATTGTCATCCTGTTATACTATATGAACTATGTTTAAAGCACGAATTTGAATGTCCTAACTTAACGCTTTATGTGAATGATAGAGATGCTAAATTAAAAGCTATTATGGAGTCTGATAATATTAGTAGAGAACACGCTAAAAAGAAAGTTTTAGCATCTACTAATTCTAACAAACGAATAAATAGCAATTGTGAGTTTATGAAAAATTATGATAAGGAAATGGCAGCATTACATAAAAAGTTTTTAGAAAAAGATACTTATGCTTATGTTAAAGATTATGCGAAAGATGAAGGTAATTTTGAAGGGTCATTCATTAATCATATATTATGTATAAACGAAGAGCATATTTTAAAGATTATGAGAGATTACTGTAATGAAAATGATATAAAAATACATAGTTTATACTTTGATGGTTTAATGGTTTATGGTGAAATAAATAAATCTACATTAGAAGCTATGGAAAAATATATAGTAGAAAATAGCAATTTTAAAATGATTAAATTAGCTATTAAAAAACCAGAACATAAATTTGAAATGCCTGAAGATTTTATACCTAAACAACGGGATAGTTATAATGACCTTAAAAAGGATTTTGAGATTGTCAATTGTAAAGTAGGTCATCAGTTTGTATGTGACATTCATAATGATTTTGAATTGTATAATGATCATACTTTTAAGGTGCTACACGATGAGTTGTCTTATATTAATGAAGAAGGTAAATCAGTATCGTTTATAAGCACTTGGTTTAAAGATAAATTTAAAAGAAAATATGACAAATTTGATTGTTATCCTAAAGATAACTTATGTCCTGCTTATGTTTATAATATGTGGGAAAAGTTTCCTGTTGAACTTATGCCTACTGTAGTTAATGATAAAACTAGCAAGGGTTTAACATGGTTTTTAAATCATATTGATGTTATGGTGGATTATAATGAGATACATGCTAATTTTGTTAAAATGTGGATTGCACAGATGTTTCAATATCCTGAAAACAAAAGCATTCATTTAATCTTTATTGGATTAGAGGGTTCAGGTAAAGGAACATTTACAAGATTTTTTGAAACACTTATGGGTGGTGCGCATAGATGTTGGGAATGTACTGACCCACAAGAACACATATTTGGTAAGTTTAATGATATGATGAAAAAAGCATTTTTAGTTATATTAAATGAAGCTGATAAAAGCGGGACTTATAATTCTAATGGTAAAATGAAGGCGCTTATTACTGAACCTACAATTAATATTCAACCAAAAGGCAAAACCTCTTTTGTTATGAAATCGTGTCATAGGTTTATGTCGTTTAGTAATAACCCTGACCCTAATAATAAGCTAAAACGAAGAGATTTAACATTTAGAATGAGTGACTCTAAAATTAATAATGTAGCTTATTTTAATGAAGGTAATAGCTATGCTAAATGTTTAGATGTGGCAAAAGCTATTTATACTTACTTTATGACTTATCCTACTAAACCAAACATAGTTGAAAGTGATATACCAAAGGGTGAATATGATGAAATGCTTAAAGACGCACAGAAAGAACCTATTATGGAATGGTTGGAAGAGTTTGTATATGTTAATAATGGAGTTGTTGATTATGCTACTTCAAGATTATATGAATATTATTTAGATTATTGTAAACGAGAATACATTCAATTCCCTCTTCAAAAATTACAATTTACTACACGATTAGGAATGAGAAAATATAATGGATTGACGAAAAAGGTTAAAAAACTAAATGGAAAATCGTGTAATGTATGGACGTTTGATTTTAACCTATTAAAAACAGTATTTAATATTGAAGCTGATGAAATGATTATGGATAGTGATGATGAGGTTATTTAGGCAGCCAGTGTGATTGATTTCCACTATTCTATTATTATCATTTTTATATCTTATATATATTTTATATATATATATATAAGTTATATAGTTATAAGTTATACCTATAGATTACTCTGTAAATTTTTTAACACTTTTAAAACAGAAACTAAGAAAAAAAAAGTAAAATATTTTAAGGAGTTGGCGGCCGCTCAAAGCCATAACCACTATAACCACCTATAACCATCTTTTTTTTTCTTTTTATATATAAATGAAACTACTCTCCATCAAAACCAGCGAGCGCCCTAATAAGAAGTATGTAGCAACCTTTTGCATGTGTGATGGGCCAACTAAATGCTGCGATAATGAAAGAAAGAAAGTCCATTTTGGTTATAAAGGAAGCCAAACATTTTTAGATCATGGAGACGAAGCTAAAAGAAAAGCTTATGTAGCGCGGCATCAAAAAAACGAACGATTTAATGACCCCTTAACTGCTGGGAGTTTAGCGAGGTGGATTAACTGGAATAAGACGACACTTAGCGCCTCGATTGCGGATTTTAAAAAGCGATTCAATTTATAGAAAATCAATTTGTATAAAATGTTTAAAATCACAAATTTATTTTCTATCTTTAGTATATATGAGCGACCTCGAAAAAAAGCAAAAAAAGGAGAAGAAAGTTATGACGCCACAGCGTCTCGAACAATTAGCTTTAGCTCGAAAAAAGGCACTCGAGATACGCCAAGCGGGAGCGGTAATTAAGATGGAAGCCAAAATAGCAAGTATTACGCAAACCGACGAACCCGAAGAAACTCCCACACCTAAACAGGAAACAAAAAAAGCACCCAACTTTCATCCAACACCACCGAGAGAAATAGAGAATAAAATAATTAAAGCGGAGTTAATCGATAATCCAGTTACGCAAGAATATGTGCCCGAATATAGTCCTCGTGTTGATGTGCAACCACCAACTTTATTAAAACACCCTGTTACTATTTATGACGATGACGAGGATGAACCTGACTCCGAGCCAAAACCTATTAAAAAGGTAAAAAGTAAAAAACCACTAAAAACAAAAATAGTTATAGAGCAGAGTTCGGATGATGAAGATGAGTTTCATCCACACGAACATGTTATATTTGTTAAACGAAAAAGTAAAAATGATAGCAAAGTGAAAATAGTACCAGCAGCAACACCCCCACCACCAACTTCGCCCGTTCGAGGGCAACGAGAAAACATTCCTATTCAACAGGCTCAACGTCAATTACCAACTTTTCCATTAGCTAATACTATGGATGATTTTATTAATGCAGGTTTTTCGAATTACAGAAAATATTATTAAAGGGGGATATATCCCCCAAACCCCCTTTTAATTTAATTTGGTAATACCTTTTCTAAAGGTATTATATAATGTTATCTACTCAAAGTGTTAAAGGCTTACAAATCGTTCCACCAAAGGAAACAAGCGGAGCGTATGAGACATCATCCGATATGCCCAAGATGCATTGCGTAACTGTTATAGTAGGAAAGCGTGCGGCAGGCAAATCTGTAGCAGCTATTAATTTAATTGAGAAAATGGGCTACGATTATACTATTGCTGTTAGTCCTACTATGAACTCAAATAAAGAATTAATGAGCCGATTAAATATAGAACATACCTTTGAAGACCCTGATGATCTAACTTGTATTGATAAAATAAAAGAAATTGTAAATGAAGAAGCACGAGATTTAGAACGTTATAAACATGAAATGAAAGAATACAATAAATTAATGAGAGATATTAAAAGTGGTAATTCATTAGATGATAATATGCTATTAAAATACTTTGATACAAATACTTATGGACTAAATGATTTTGTAACACCAAAGCACAGATGGAATGGGCGAAAGCCTCGTATTGCTGTTATATTCGATGATATGTTGGGTTCATTAATGTATAGTAGACCAAGAAAAATTAATGCATTAAGTACATATAGTAGACATTTAGGACAATTAGAAGAAGGAGGTAGTATAGGTGTTTCTCTCTTTTTTTTAATTCAAAGTTTCAAATGTCAAACTGGAGGGCTTAATAGAGTTATTCGTAATCAATGCACACAGTTAATAGTATTTAAAACTAAGGACAATAAGGAATTAGATGACATTGCTGATTCTTGTGGTGGAGAGATTTGTAAAGACAAGTTTATTCAAGTTTATGATTATGCAATTGAAACAGGAGGAGACCACCCCTTTCTCTTTATCGACCTACATAAGAAACCGAATCACCCATCTATGTTTAGAGTAAATTTTGATAAGTTTATCATAGTGGATGAATTAAATAAAAAAGATTAAATTTTTTTAAAAGTATTATATATAAATGATGCGCAAGGGAATATTATCCGACAAAATGCAATTGATGAAACACACAGAGCTTCGCAGACCCCCAATCAATGTAGCACACTCGCTTCATACAATTTCTCTCGATAAAACCGTGTTCCATGGTGTCAAGCCCCTTCGTGGCGGTTCCCATATTAAATCAACGGGTACAGGAAGACACGATATTAATAATCTAAGTTTAATTACTCCTGTTGATTATCGTGGTGGCTTAGATGCTTATGCTAAAGAAGTTCAAACTAAAAAACAACATCAACCAATTGTTGATAAAAAAATTCCAAATGTTTCTGATAGGATTGAGAGAATGCTTCGTGATATGTCAAATGGTTCTGATGAAACGTTTGAAGCATTAATTGATTTATTACAATTAAAAACTGGATTAAGCAAACAACGTTACCATTTCCACGACGAAGATATTTTAGAAGCATTAAATAAACATTACCGTAAATCACCTGAACAATTAATGATTGTAGAAAACGCTTATAAAAATTCGTAATTAGTTAACACTTAAAAAATATAATATTTAGGAATATATATAAATGGATATTAGCGGAATCCCAAAACATAAAGCCGAAAATCATTTTAATTACACCGAAGATGATTTAGCAGAAAAAGCGTTAGCACTTGAAAAGATGAAAACAATTTACCCAACAGTCCCACTTTACTATGCTGAATTAGTATATGATCTTTGCAAGAACACAGCTCAATCCAAAATTGAAGAACTTAAACAAAAGATTGAGGCTACCCCATTTAAATATGATTATAGCAATCTTCAAGAAGAATTAAATAAAGTAAAAAATGCCCCTCCAAAAGAGGAATAATTTAATTTAAATTTTATATAATAGTTTTTATATAAGACTATTATATAAAATGGCCGACAGTTCTAGATTTGAAGGACAACAAATAGTTAATAGCATTAATTTTTTTGTTGATTCGGAACGAAGTGCTGTTGTAGGCGATACGCAAAGCAAAGGTGATGACTTATTACTTGGATTTGAAGGCAATACTATTGAATGCAAAGACGGTGAAGTTATTAGACTTTCGCTTGTTGATTTTCATATGCCAAATAACCAATATAATATTGATGCGCGAAACTCACAAGCAACAATAATTTGCTCTGTTAATGGAACTGCTATGACTGCTGGTTTAGTAAAAACACTTGTTACTCGTGGAAATTATTATGATACTGATGATATAGCACTTAATTTTGCTTCTAATTTAGCAACCCATTTAATAGCATTGTCTGGAATGCCTGTTGGAATAGCATTAACTAGTATTACTAATGCTAATTTAACAGCACAAAACACAGCAGTTGCTGGATTTACTAATGTAACAACTAGTTTAACACCACCACAAACATTCGTAACAACATTAACAGGCAAACCAGAAAAAAAACTATTAGATGTTACAATTACATTTTCGGTGCCACACACAATTACCAATTTAAAAATTAGTTGCCAATCGGTAAATGGTGAATTATATTTAGTATTAGGTGGAGAGCGGGGAGATAATATTACTAATTTAGATAATAGTTTTAAAATTACAACAGGTTCAACAACAATTCAAGTTCAAGGTTATTTCCCAATGCAACTAGTTACAGAACCACATGTTTATTTAAGATGTACACTAGGACAAAATGGTCTTGAGTCATCTATTTTAGGAAGTGATGAATCAACCTATAATAATGATATTGTTGGTTCTAATATATTAGCGAAAATTGCTCGCACATCAGAAAGTTTTAGTTATGCGGGTAATCAATCGGGCGAGTTCTTTCTTACACTTCAACAAAGAAAATTAAATAGCATTGGTTTGTTTTTAACAGACAGCAAAAATCGCCCAATTGGTCGCTCGAAAAATTCTGGTTTAGGCACATCGGCAGGTTTAGAAACCACAGCAACAAGTGATATAATTCCTTTTGAAAAAGAAACACAATCAACAAAAGGTAATTTATATTTTACAGCAACAATTAGAATTGATATAGTAAAAGTGTATAATCCAAATAAATTACAAAGCGAACCTCCGCCAACGCCACAATTTCCAAGTCGCTCAAGTGGAGTTTTAAGTTTTGGAAGTCCAACTGGTTTTAGATAATTTAAAATTTAAAAAATTTAAATCAATTTTTTTATATAACGCTATTATATAAAAAGATGTCTAGTGGTCTGCCCCCGAATGTTTCCTACTTTATGTCCCGTTTGATGGGTGTTTCAACTTCGCATTTCAAAATATTTCCACAAAACAGCGGTGCTCAATCGGCGAACAAAATCCTTCGCTTTGAGCTTCCATCCAACACATTATTAAATCTAAAAAGTTGCCGAATGATGTTTAATATTACTACCACATCAACAAGTTCTGTAGCACAAGCTCGTCTTCCTAACGATACTCGTTCTTTCATTGACCGTATGGCTATTTATATGGGAGGCGTGTTAGTGCAAAACTCTTTCTCTAACTACAATACTTTAGTCCATGCTAAAAAAGCGTTAGGTGCTGACAGATGCTCGGATACCACATTAACACACCCAGAAATTTGCCGTTCGCATTCATACCACACTGGCGCTGCTTTTGATGCTGGAGCAACAGCGGTTGAAGGTCGTCATGAAACTTATGATTCTCTTGCTAATCAGTTAGCTATTCTAGATTGGGAAGGTTTCCTTGGAACAGCAGAACCAGGTATTATTGATACTGGTTTATTTCCCCAAATTACTATTGAAATTACTCTTGCTGAGAATGTTGTTCTTCCACAATGTGTTTGGGCAGCTAATACAGTTCTTGCTTTAGCGACAACTGCTACTACTGGTGGTATTGGTGCGGTTGGTGCTGGAACCGCGTCTTACACTATGGATAATATTACAATGCAGGTTGAAGTATTAGGAATGGCCTCGTCTGTGTTAGATGAAGTTGTTGCTCAGCGTGTTTCGCAGGTTGGTTATTTATCTATTCCATTCAAGAATTACTTCTCATTTTCGTCGTCGCACTCGTCTACATCGCGCTTCAATGTAAATAGTGCGTCGTGGGATCGTCTATGGGTAGCTTGGCGTGATTCGAATGGTGGTGCTGTTTCTGCGCCTGTTCCAGTATCTGGTTATAAACTACAAGGTGCTTTTACATCTGCTACTTCAGGAGGAGCAGTAACAGGTGTTGATGTTGGTGTGCCTCAATATGACCGAGGTGGTTCATTAGATACAAGCAAAGAAAAATATGTTGCTCGCGCATTCAACTTTGTTGAGCCACTATTATCGGGTCAGACTGTTTCTAACTATCAGTTACAGATTAACTCGGCAAATTACCCCGCCTATAAATTAACTGTTCCTGAAGCGTATGCTTTAACTATGAACTCGATTGATGTTTATGATAAAACTCGTGTAATGTCGCTAGACCAATATCGTGATAATTACTTCGTTCATTGCTATCGTTTCTGCCTTCCTGAATCGGATTACTCGCGTCTTTCGTCTGGTTTAGACACTCGTGCTACTTCGGCTCAGTGTGCTTTAGTCACAGAAAATGTAACAACTAGCACTCCTTGCTTCATCTTTGCGGAGGTAACTTCAGAGTTACGCGTGGCCAACCGTGCCATAGAAGTTATTGTATAAGTTGATTTAATCTCTCAATTTTAAAATTATAAATCTATAAAATTTATAATATTAATATATATAACAATGAATTATAGTACACTAAACGGAGCATTCGGTGCAGCTGAATTCAATTTTAGCGAGTTTCAAGCAAGACAAGCAACCAACGAATTAAATATTAGAAATAACAATGTTCGTAATCCATTAGAAGGGTTAGGAGAACGTTTAACTTTTCCGAGAGATTTAAATGATACAGTATCAGCACGTAATAGTGTAAAACAATTAATTAATTTAGATTTTAATCCATCACAACGTTTCTCTCGTGTTGAAGCATCACGAACAGCTGGCATGTATCCACAGCAAGGCTATGCTCGTAATCAACCTTTAGGTTTAGCATTTGACCCAGAACACCCACTCAATCTTCCAGTTATGCCTATTGCTGGTTATTATGATACAATGCAAAAAAATATATTAGGAAACTTAATGTAATTTAAATTTGGTTATACCTTTTTTAAAGGTATATATATAAATGAAAGCTTCTTATAAATTAGAATTAGAAAAACAACAAAGAAGACTTAGATTAAGTCATAACCAATTAAATAGATTAGATAGAAAACATAATGATATTAATCTAATAAAACAATTAAAATTATTAGAATTAAAAGAAGAATCAGCACCACCACCACCACCAGCAAAAACTGGTTTTTATGGCACAATTACATTTACTAACTATGACCCTGATAGTTGCCCAATTGACATAGTTTTACAAACCATTGATGGTGCTACATATACTACAATATATGAAAATACAATATATGAGGACAGTCCAGCGGTTGATTTCGTTATAACAGAACAAGATAGATTTTTAGAGCCTTATACAACTCTTAGATTTAATTATTCTGAAACAACCGGAGATTGGTTTGAGTTTGCAGACGATGTTGAAGGAGTGAGTGAAATTAATAATAGTGGCTACCAACAAATGAGTGGTTATCATGATTATTTTATTAATAGTGAAAATTTAGATAATGGTAACATACTATTTCCAATGAATGTTCGCGATTAAATCTCTCTACTTCTATTTTATAAAAAGTTTAATTTTTTATAAAAGCCTATATAAAATGAATTCTAAATATAATGGTTCTATGGGTTATCAGCGATTAATTAAAGAAATTAAAAGGGATGTAGGAGGACCACCAGGACCAGATAGTGTTGGAACTTCTCAAATAATAAATAATAGTATAGGCACCGATGATATTGCCGATGGAGCAATTACGGAAGCAAAGTTTTCAGGAGCAATTCAATTAGCACTTGCAACATTTACTCAACAATTATTCAATCTTCAAAACCCCGGATTTTATGGAAATCTTAAAATAAAAAACTCAAATCAGAGCGACCCTGGAGAAACTATTACTATAGATGTCCAAAGTGAATATTATGACTCTACAACAGGTAATACCGAAGCAACAATAAGATTAACAACAACGACAATAACCAAAGGAAATCATGTAGACATCACAATACCAATAGCTACAAGACTAGTTAACAAAGACTCAATTTTTAGGATGTATTATACGGCAAGTGGTACTGTATCCGTTGTTAATACCGTTAATGTAAATGTTGATGAGTTTGGAACTGACGCTATCGGTGATTATGTAACATTCGGTACAGCAAAAGACTATGCTGTTCTTAATGGTGGAAATGTTGAAATTGATTTTAAGATTGTTTAAATCTCTCTACTTCTATTTTATAAAAAGTTTAATTTTTTATAAAAGTTTATATATATTAAATGCCTAATGACCCAAGAGTAAAGTTTAAGAAGAAGATGTATGACGCAAGTCGTAATATACTATATTTTCAGGGATCAGGTACAAGTGGAAGACTCAGGTCAATATTTGAAGACGGCACACCAACAGACGAAGGAGGAGGAGAAACAGGAGGCGGAGGCGGAGGCGGAGGCGGAGGAGGAACAGGAGGCGGAGGAGAAGGAGGCGGAGGACTTACTCCACGTAATATTCCAATAATCCCACAAGTAGAAAAACCCACTTTAGACCCAGGTGCCATATCTGGAATTACAATTGGTTCTATTGCTGCTGCTGCGGCATTAGCTGCGGCAATTGAAGAACAACGAAGACGACAAAGAGGAGGACGAGGAATGCAACGTGTTCCACAAACACAAGATTTAAGTAGCAGACAAAGCGGACTTGAGTTGACACGCACAAGACCAAGAAGACCAGCGGGTTTTGCACCAGTAAGCAGTGAATCAGATTCATCATCGCGTAGCACTAGTTTTGATTCAGCACGCAGTAGCACATCTACTACTGACCTTCAATCAGCACGCAGTCGCCCATCAAGCGGAGCATCAACACCAGATGGAAACCTAAGTTCTTTTAACCCAGATGCTCGTGGATTTCAACAACAACCATCGGCATTAACACCAGCACCAGCTCCATCAAGAGCACCTCTTCCAGAACCAAGAGCACCAAGAGCACCTAATATGTCATATTTACAACAAGAGCTTGAAAAGAGGTATATACAACTTAATATAGAAAATGCAAGACCAATTGCACCGCTAAAGGAATACGGAATTGGCGGCGATTTTCAGAGATTCATCGACGGAGAACCCACCCGTGGTCGCCCTTGGTGGTTGGGCGAGCACCCTGCAATGAGCGCGAGTCCGGATACTAATCCAATGACGAACAGCGGACGCACAGATAAATTAAGAAGTGAGATTAGAGTTTTAGAAAGAGAAATTGAATCTCGGGGAGGAACTTTAATGACGCTTGAAGAACGCGCTGCTTTGGGTACTACTATAGTACGACCGGCACCAGCACCAGCACCAGCACCAGCACCAGCACCAGCACCGGCACCAGCACCTGCTCCTTATAGCGAAAGTCTTATTCAATTAACACCAGAAGAAAGAGCAAGACTTGAGAATACTGCTTTATTTGATTTAAATGATCCTAATCAAGTTAGAACTATGACTGATTCGCAGTTTAGAGAATTTGTCGAAAGAGAAGGAATAAATATTGGAGGACCTTCATCAGGGGCTGGTACTCCTGAGACGCCTAAGTTTGAGCGTTTACAAGGTGCAATTGAGAATATAGAATTAAAATTATTAGACCCACGAATGCCTGTAGCACGAAGACAAAAGCTTGTTGCAGAACAAAAAGAATTAAGAAGTCAATTAGCTATTGAAGAAGCAAAACTAGAGGCATTTCATAGAGCAAGCGTTCAACGAGCTGCCGCTTCGGAAAAATTAACAACCTCAAAGGCAGCTGAAATACGTAATCGTAACATACCCAAAACAGTAACCACAGAAACTCCAACTGCTAATAACCCAGCAAATGATAGAATAACTGCTGTGCAACCAACATCAGAACTTGAAATGACTTCATTAGCAGCACATGAACAACGCGTACAAACAGCACTTGATACAACGGTAGAAGTAAAAACACGAGGACCTACAATAATGGAACGAGGAACAACAGCACTGCAAAAAGCGACTTCACGCAAACCAGCACAACCAAAAGTTCAAGTAGAACCAACCGCAAAACCACCACCACCATTATCTGCCGCTGGTAAAGCAGCAGTAGAACGCGCAAGAACAACACAACAAGAGTTAAGCACAGATAGACCAGCACCAACACTTGATGAACTACGAATAATTGGCCCTGAATTACCAGAATCAGCCGCAGCAGGAGTTGGATTTGAATTAGGAGATTCAAGAGGTCCCGCAAATAGAGAACGAATTAGACAATTCATAGAAGAACCAACAGCACCAGCACCAACGCGACAACCACGACCAGTTGAAGAAATGGGTGAAGAGATTGGTGGTTTAAGAACACAAAATGCTATTGCCGAATTAAATGATATTCATGACTTTATGATGGAAACTGCTAAAGAGGCTGGTTTTGTAGTTCCAGAAGCACCAGAAAGTATTAAAGCACAAGGAGAGTTAGAAGTTAAAAGATATCAATATGAGCAAGCGTTAGAATTTGCTGAAAAAGAGGGTCTTTCCATATCAGATGTTGTCATTGAAAGAGGTCAGCGAAAACTAACAGGCAAAGCAATATCAAAGAAAAAGCAATTACAACAATTTCAAGAAGTTTATGAAAGAGCAAGAATACAAGAAGGCGGCCGCCCAAGAGCAGCAGCAGCACCAGCCGAAGCAAGAGCAGCAGCACCAGAAGCAAGAGCAGCGGCATCAGAAGTAAGAGCAGCACCAGCAGAAATGAGAACAGCGCCAGAAACCATGTCAGCACGTTCAGTTCTTGCGCCAGAAGTGTCATCACGAGTACCATTATTAACCGCACCAGAACCAAGAGGACCAAATGTTCGTTCGGCAGTTCGTCGTCTTGAAGGAGTTCCACAAGAAGAAACACCCTCAGCACCACCCTCTCCACCAAATGAAGAAGAAGTTTTATTAGAACCTGTAGAAGAACGTATACCATTAACACCAGAAGAAAAAGCAACCAGATTAAAAGCAATTAAGGAAAGTCAAAAAGTGTCAGCAGCTGAACAAAAAGTTATTAATGAACAAGTTAGAACCCTTAGAGAACCAGAAACAAATAGACGATTAGAAACAATTAGAGAAAGTCAAAGAACATCCGCAGCAGCTCAAGAAACTATTAATAGACAAACTGAGAACTTAGGAAGACCACCTGTAGAACCAAGAGGAATGCCCGGTCCTTCACCGCCTCCATCAGCACCAGGCACAGGAACGTCAACACCACAAGAAGGCATAGTTACAGAAAGAACAGCAGGACAGCAAATATCCTTTGGAGAAGAAGTTAGCGCAGGACTAACTAAAAAACCAGGAAGACAAAAAGCAAGAATTACTAATGGTAAACCAAAAACAACTGTTAATCCATTAGAGAGATTTGTAAGCCCACAATTTCGTAATGCGCCAAATGTTGAAATACATCCAGGTGCTAAAACTTTAATGGGTTCGCTAAGTGAATTAGGATCTCGTGTTCCAAGATTAGTTCCAACGCGACAAGTCTTATTAAATGCTGGACACACAGCACTAGCAGAAGGAGGAGGAGCAGTTGCTGGTTTTTTTGCTGGAAGTTACGCAGGTCAAAAAATGAATGAATATTTTGCCACACATCCACCAAAGGATAGAGGCGATGAGTTCGGACAAGCACTAGCTACAAGTATGGTTGCGTTAGGCGTAGGTAATTTAGTATCAAAAGTGGTGACTTATGTTATAAAGCAAGGAGCACGAGTAGCAATAGGTGCAGCCATCACAGGCTCAATTGATTCAGCAGCAACAGCTGGAGGCACAGCAATTCTTGAAGCAGCCTTGTTCGCAACAGTAGCCACAACAGCTCAATATTTCACAACAAAATCATTAGAAGATGCTGGTTATAGTCACGAATATTCTCGGTCTCAAGGGTCGTTAGCAGCTACATCCGCATTGCTAGATTTAGAAGTGGCTGCGTGGTTATTAAAAGGCGGTCCTCTTAATTTATATGCGGATGCATCATTTCTAGTAAGTGAAGTATTTATTATAGGTTTTGGTATATGGTCATATTTTGAAGAGGCGAAAGAAGGTGCAGAAGAAGATAGACTAGAAGCAGAACAAAGGGAACAAATAGCAGCCGAACGGGCGCAAGAAATAAAAGAGCGTAATGAAAGTATTGCTAGAATAAATAAAACTAACGATCTTCGCGCAGCCTTTATGATAGGATTGGAATCACACAATTATAGTTTTGATGCTATGTATGATACATTAACCGAACAGCAAAAATTAGAAATGGGCATAACAACTCCTGAAAGCAAAGCGGCATTTCAAAGACAAGTTGAGTCGGCATTTGACCCCTTGGGAATGTTTGCAGAACCACCATCTGGATTAGTAGTACCTGAAGTATTAACACCAATAGAACAACAGCGACGTGATGTTTTTAATAGTTATATTAATTGGTACATTGATGAACTTCGTGGCGAAACGCATCCACCCTTTAATTTTGATGATCCTAAAGTAAAAGAATTAAATGAATACTCCGGAGGCACTTGGCAAAGTGCTGCTGCCGTGTCCGCAACAACATCTCACATGCAATCAGAGCGAGTTCATCCATTAATTTTAAAAGCTCAAAATGAAATAATTGATGCGTTTCATAACGAGCGTAAGACAATTGAAGACATGCCTGATGATGTTGTTGCCTATGCTAATTTAGATTCTAACTTTAGAGCGAGTTACGAAGCTTACATCATCGCGGACGCAGCAGCACAAATTTTAATAGAATTCAATAATACACAACATGGTTATAATGATGTGGACCCAGCACTTTTAGCAATTGCTGATAGAGACCCCAGTTTTAGAGCAGCAGCCGATGCTTATTATCAAACATTAGCAAACCAAGCACGTGACTTAAACTTACCAATTAGCAAAATAGTTGAATTAAATGCAATGATGGAAAACGACCAAGCAATTGAAGTTGGAAAATTAAATGATGCTCGTAATGCTATAATACAAAAGAATATGGCAGAAAATCAAGCAGCAATAGATTCTTATAATGCTAATATCCTAAAATCAATAAATATGTATGGTGATAATTTTGAAGCAATTATTAGAAATATTAATGAGCAATCATTATTAAGCGGACACACATTTTTGTATGCTTCTAACAAGGCAGATTTATATAGACAACTTCATTTGGAAATGCCTGAATTAGAATTAATAGACCCAGATGACGAAATAAAAGATGATGCTTTATGGAAACCAGGCAAAGGAAGAAAAGTAGGCGACACTGCTTTATATCATTATAGACATAAACTAACAGATGAGCAAAATCAAGAGTTAGAAGATATGATTGCTAGTGGAAAAATAAGTAGGCAAGACGAAGTTTATCAAGCAGCACTAATAAGAGAAAGGGACAGACATTTATATGTTGAAACAGACCAAGAGCGTGCCGATAATTTAGGAATGTCGTTAACTGATTATTATGCAAAGTATGGTATTACAATAGACGTCTATGATATGGAAATTGTTGATTATACACTAGGTTCAAAACAACCAGAAAATGGTAGAATTAGAATGCCCGATGGTTCAATTCGCACCTATAGAGATGGAGAATTAGTAAATATACAAGCAGCACCAGCACTGACAATAGTTGCTTATGACCCAGCATTAGCACAGCAACCTGATGGCGATATTACTATGCCCGATGGTTCTGTTAGAACTTACAAAGATGGATTAGTAACAGAGGTATTGTATAGTGCACTAACTCCAAAAGGGGAACAATTATCACCAGCCGAAATTAACGCCCAAATAGACGCAACGCGAGGACCAACTTATGAACAACTCAAAGCGATGTATCCACAAGCATATCAAAGTTTACAACTAAAATATGCCGGAGACCCAGATGCTGATAGCAAGATTGAATCAACACTACGAAGAGGATATTCTGCTAATCAACCTGTTCAAGAAGGAGGAACAGAACCAGTAAGACCACCACAACCAGTTTCAAATGTATTATTTAATGGCGAACGAGAAATGCCTGATGGAACAACTCGTTCTTATAAAGATGGAAAAGTAATATCAATAGGCTATCCAGAAGGGTTTCCAGTTAAAAATATGTTAAATGCAAAAGGTATAAAAGCTCTTAATAATAGCGAAGGTCTTTATTATGATCCAACACCAGTAACACCCGTAACACCAGTAACACCAACAGAACCATTAAAAAATGGAATTGTTAATATGCCTGATGGTTCAATAAGAACATATCAAAATGGGTTAGTTGTATTTGTTGATAATCCAGGTAAAATAGGGAAAGCACCAAAACAAATAAATGAAGAAGAAGGTGTGCGAAACGCTACATATACAGGACGAGAAACAACACCAACAACACCAGTAGCACCAACTGCTCCACTTCAACAAGGTTTAGTTAAAATGCCTGATGGTTCTAAACGAATGTATATAGATGGAAAGGTAGTATCGGTTGCTTATCCTGATGGAGTTAGTGGACCAACTATTAATGAAATTAATGCTGCTGAAGGCACAAAAACGGCAGTGCCCGATTCTAATAATCCAGTAAATCCAGTAGCACCAGTAGACCCAGGAGGATTACCAAGTCAAATTCCAACACCAACGCAACAAACAAGAGAACCAACTTATGAAGAACTACAAGTAATGTATCCAGATAAATATCAAACGTACACCAGGTCGTATGCTGATGCGGGTAAATATAATATTGCTGTACCATCTCCTGCAGAACAAGCAATGATGATTGAAGGATTATTAAGAGCAGAACACACAGATAGAACTCAAGCAGGAACAGCAGCACCATTACCAGCACAAACAACAACAACAACACCGCCAACAAATCAACCACTACCAATGGTGCCTGGTGCTAAAAGTTATGAATATGCTGATTCAGGAACACAAGTAGCACCAACACCAAAACCAACACAACGACCAGGATTAGATATAGTTCCTGAGTTTGTTCCTGGTGCTAGAAGCCACGAGTATATGCCTTCAATAGTAGAACCTCAATATAATGCACCTACAACAACAACAACCAATCCTTAAAATCTCTCAATTTAAAATATAAACTTTATATAAATGGAAGAATCAGAAGAAAAGGAAGAAACAACAGAAGACCCAGCAATTGCCGAATATAGAGCAAGTGGAGATGCTGATATGGGAGCAGCAGCTAAACTCTCATATGTACACGAATTAAATATAATAAAAAACAATTCAACAGCAAATGAAGAAACAAATAAACAAATAAAAACTGCTTTTGGAGAGAATCATGAGTTAGTTCCAGAGTTTAGTGACCGTGATGCGCTAACAATAAAAAGACCAAATAATGATTATATAATAGCTATTCGTGGCACAAGACCAACAAACATTTCTGATTTAATATCAGACGAACAAATATTAATAAATAGTAAAGTCAATAGAGTTGAGAAAATTGATAAGTTATATAATTCATTAAGAGAGAAAAATCCAAATTCTAAAATTACATTAACAGGTCATTCTCTCGGCGGTTATGTGGCAAACGCTCTTGCTGATAAATATGAGTTTAAAGATAAGAAACTTGACATGGTTGGTTTTGATGTAGCCGCTTCGCCTCTTGGGTTACCCGATATGTTAATACAAGGTGTAGCACATCATATTAAACAGCCACTATTAGGAGGCAGTGAATACGGAAATCATAGAATATATTTAACAGACACTTTTGATACTATAAGCTTTATAAATAAAATTGCGAATTATGATGATGACGTTAAAATATTACCACAACGAACTTCAAGAAGTAATTGGTTTGGTTCTCATTCAATAGATAACTATGTTCTTCAACCACAACAAAAAGCATTACGTGCTGCTATCACGATGACACAAAAAACAAATAAAAAGTTTTATACTTCACCCCAAATGGATGTAAAAAAGCAAACTGCTGAATTCATAACAGATGATTGTTTAACAAATCCAAATCTCTCAAAATGTAAAACTATTAATAAAAAATTATAGTATATAAATGACAACTTGGACGGACGATATAGATCAAGTACTTAATAATATACGAATCAATTGTGTTATATTAAACAAGCTTCATAAGCAGCGCTATTTTGAACTCAAATCAACTCTTAAATATTATAGGCTTCCTGTGATTGTGTTAAATGGTATAAATAGTATTTTTGCAGTTGGTCTTCAGCCTTATATAAATCAAGGAACAATTAGTTTAACAAATTCATTAATAGCATTAACCTGTGGTATTATTGGTTCTGTTGAGTTATATTTTGGAATTCAAAAAAGATTAGAAAATGATATGATAAGTGCTCGTGATTATTATCTTCTCTCAGTTGATATATTTAAAACATTAAGTTTAAATCCTATTAATCGCCCCATACCAGCCAAGGACTTTTTAGAAAAGTCATATAATACATATACAAAATTGATTGAGAGTTCATCAGCTCTAAGTAAAGTTAAGGGGGACAAATTAATTCCAATAGATTTAATTATAAATGAAAATGATGAAATAGTAATAACACCATTACCAAGTGGACGTGTAGACTTGTCTACAGCAGAATTGGAATAATCTCTCAAATATAAAAACCAATATCTAAAAAAATAAATAAAAAAAGGGTTTCAAAGAAAATATTAGAGCCTGTATGGTGTCCTTTAACTGTGTGCATCCGCTTGCTCGAACGCGAAAGTCGCATTTTAAG